GTTGGATGTCGAGATGTCTCGCGGAAAAAATTGGATGGAGCAAGAAGATTTTGCTTGACTTTTCAGATTCAGTATGTTATAAGCACGTCTACGTTCAGACAAAAGGAGAAACAGAATGAACGCACAAGACCTAGTTACCTTCGATGTTCAAGGCGGTGATCTATCAGCACTGTACACCATTTCAGAAAGTGGTCCTCGCCTAGCAGAACTTAAACTAAATCGAGAGACTACCGTAGAGCACAACGAGAAGGACTGGACTGTCCCTGCTCCTGGAGTTAAGATTGAGAATGCAGACTTTGGGGTTGCTTACGGTACGGACGTAAAGATCCGTATCTATCTGGATACCATGCAGACTTCTGTCTTTGATTCAGATCAGAACAAGTATGCCAATATGTCGCAGCATTTTAAATCTTTCGACCAGTCTGCTTTAGATTGGCAAGGAGGAGATAAGTGTGGCTGGATTCCTTCTAAAGAGCGAGAGAAGCTACGAGGAAAAGATCCGGTGACGTTTGCTAACTTGAGTAAGGTTAAGCTTGGACGTAACGTATTCGGTACAGTAACCATCTCTGATGCGGTACAGCCTGATGGTACACCTGTAGAGGTGACAGACTTACCCGTGCGTATGCGTCTTGGACCTTCAAACTTCTATGAGATCTCTCAGGTTATGGGCAAGATGGTTCGTCAGCAGTGTATGCCTATCCATCATGATATCAAGCTATCATACGTTATCGAGAAGCGTGGTTCTAATCGTTTCATTGTATTGAAGTACGAGCCAGATCTTGTTAATATGCACACACTTACGGATGAAGGAAAGGATACCCTTCAAAGCTTTCTTGATCTTATCAAGATTGAGAACGAGAAAGTTGTTGAGAAGATGCGAGAGAACATGGTAACGACGATGCATGATGACTTTGAAGATGTAACTGAGGTAGCATAATGAATGCTATACAGGAAAAGATGGAGGTCTTCTTAGCAGGTAGTCCCAAGATCCCAGAAGACATTATCTTTAGAGCCAGTCAGATGTTTAACTCTAAGCTGACTAAGTTCAATTGGTCGGGCCGGAAGCGGGGGGGATTACCCTCCCTCTCCCAGGTCGGGAAGCCTTTTTGCCAGCTTCATGCAGAAAAGCTAGGTTGGGAAAGGGTACAGGAGTCTGACACGTTTAAGGTTAAGATGCTGTACGGTGATATGACAGAAGTCATCGCCGTCGCTATGTTACTAGCGGCAGGTATCGAGATCGTAGAGTTGAATATGCGTGTTCAGATGCCTATCAGCGATAACGAAAAACTATCCGGTGAACTAGACCTAATCATTAAGGATGGTAACACATACTCTGTATGGGATATCAAGAGTGCTTCAAAGTTTGCGTTTGAAAAGAAGTTTGTTTCTTACGACGCACTAAAGAATAATGATGACTTTGGATATCTACCTCAGTTGTTTGGATATACTGAGGCTGTTGCTGAAACTTATCCAGGTGTTAAGGCTGGTGGTTGGATTGCTATCAACAAAGAAAGCGGAGAACTGAAATTTGTTTTAGCTGATGCAGACGATCAAGTAGAGTACGTTGACAAAATAAAGAACACGATTACCAAGTTAAAGGATGCAAATGAAGATAACTTTGTACGAGGATTTGAAGATGTTGAAGAAGTCTTCTACAAAAAGCCAACCGGCAATCGTAAACTAGCAATCAACTGTTCGTACTGTGGGTTTAGGCAGAAGTGTTGGCCTGGACTACGTTACGAGCGCAACCCTAAATCAAGGTCCGCAAATGCCTACAATTTCTACACGGTCTTCCAAGAAGAAGATTAAGACTTCTTCGGCGAAGGCCAAAGGTAGGCGTCTCCAGCAGTGGGTACGTGACTATCTTCACACCAATCTAAAAGGAATAGAACCGGATGATGTCACGTCTACCCCTGGGGGAGTTAATGGCCCGGACATTGGATTGAGTCCTCTTGCGAGAAGGTTGTTTCCTTGGACAGTAGAATGCAAGTCTAGGTCATCCTTCGCGGTGTATGCCGCATTAGAACAGGCAGAGAATAATCTACTTGACAAAACTAGACCAGTGGCTATATTAAAGGGTGATCGCAAACGACCGCTGGCACTACTATACGCCGATGACTTTATGGAGATGACATGTCAAAACGTAAAACTAAAAAGATAATGCACGAACTAGCTTTACCTGATAATACTTCAGCTATCTTCTTCCATTTTAACGAAGACACCGGACTGATTGAGGTGTTCTTGGGAGACTTCTCAACCGACGAAATTAAGAACAGTGAGGGCTATCTACAGAAGAGGGCTCTAACTGACCATATCGAGTCTGTTTTAGGGGAAGTAATTCAAGATGCTATTGACGATGCTAACGAGGGCATCGAGGTTGATGAACCTCAGCGCGTAAAGGTTGAAGGTAACGTGTACAGTGTAAATTTTTCTAAGGAGATCCACTGATGGCCCGAACTCGTGACATCTTGTTAGAAGAGGCTGGCGATTTAATTAACAAACAGAGAGAGACGGATTATGGCGAAGCTTCGAAGAACTTTCAGGACATTGCCACTGGTTGGTCCATCATTTTGGGTACCACTGTTGACCTAGAAGATGTGGCGTTAATGATGGCATGGTTAAAGATTGCTAGATTATTCAAGAGTCCTAATCATAGAGATTCTTGGTTAGACCTGATTGGATACGCTGCTCTAGGCGGCGAACTAAGTGAGCGATAAGGAGAAAATATATGTCGAACTTAGAAGATCTTGAGAAAGAAATTAAGGAAAAGACAGACGAGTTAAATCGTCTGAAGTATAAAAGCTTTTATGAAGCTAAGGATGCGTACAAGGAAGCGTACTCTGAAGCAGAGAAGGCGTACACTAATCTTCAGCGGGCGTCTACTGCCCTTGTCCGAGAGCGGTCTAAGATCCAGAAGACAGATGTTTCTGTATCTTCTTTAGATCTTTTCGATCCTTTCGGTAAGGTCTTCCGTACACTACTGTCGACGTAACATGAAGGTTAGAGTGAGAATATACGCCACCATAGATAGTGAGGCGTACTGGGTTCCAGCAGACGGTGCTCTAGGAGTAGAATCTGATCTAGAGGATTTACTCCTAGACGCTGTTGAAGAATGTTTAGATGGTATTGAAATTAAAAAAATCGAGGTAAAAGTATATGACAATGTTTAAGTCTAATAGGAACCCAATGTTCCGCTCAAAGTTTTCAGAGGATATCTTTAATCTAAAGTATTCTCATACAGGCTGTGACACATGGCAGCAATTGGCTAGTGTTTTAGTTAAGGATGTCTGCGGCAATCTTCGTGACGATGAAGAGAACCTAATGTCTGTTTCAGAACAGCACCAACTGACTGAGTATATTAAGGATCTAAAGTTTGTACCCGGTGGTCGTTACCTATACTATGCCGGTCGTAAGAATCGATTCTATAACAACTGCTTCTTGCTTAAGGCAGAGGAAGATAAGCGAGAGGATTGGGCTAACCTATCCTGGAAGTCTGAGTCTTGCCTTATGACCGGCGGTGGTATCGGTGTAGACTACAGCGTGTACCGAGAGTCAGGCCGTACTTTAACTGGTACGGGTGGTGTTGCGAGCGGTCCTATCCCTAAGATGCAGATGATCAATGAGATCGGTCGTCGTGTAATGCAGGGTGGATCTCGTCGCAGTGCCATCTATGCCTCTCTAAATTGGAAGCACAATGATATTCCCACCTTCTTAACTGCTAAGGATTGGGATCGAATCCCTGTCGGTAATACCGGCTACACATTAAAGCAGATTAAAGAGCAGGATTTTAATTTCATTGCTCCCCTTGACATGACCAATATCAGCGTTAACTATGATACTGAATGGTTATTGAACTACTGGAAAACGGGTGACGTTGGTGAGGTGTTCTTGAAAAATGTTGAGCAAGCACTTCGATCTGCGGAACCGGGCTTCAGTTTTAACTTTATGGAAAATGAAGATGAGACGCTACGGAATGCCTGTACTGAAGTTACTTCTGCTGATGACAGCGATGTGTGTAATCTGGGTAGTATTAACTTGGGTCGTATTGAATCGATCAGGGAGCTTGCCGATGTTGTCGAACTAGGTACTAAGTTTCTAATCTGTGGTACCCTACGTGCTCAACTACCTTACGATAAGGTTTATAAGGTTCGTGCTAAGAACCGTCGATTAGGGCTGGGTTTAATGGGTATGCACGAATGGCTTATCAAGAGAGGTGGCAAGTATGAAGTTAACGAAGAGTTGCATCGATGGTTATCAGTCTATCGAGGAGTATCAGATAAAGCCTCTGCACGATTTGCTGATCAACTTTCCGTATCTCGTCCCGTTGCAAACCGAGCAATCGCTCCAACAGGAAGCATTGGCATCTTGGCTGGCACTACTACGGGAGTCGAACCCTTATTTGCGGTAGCTTATAAAAGGAGGTATCTAACTAACGGAACACGATGGAAATACCAGTATGTGGTTGATAGTGCAGCACAAGAACTTATCGACATTTATGGAGTAAAACCGGAGTCGATTGAGTCAGCACTTGATCTAGCCCCGGACTATGAGAGGCGCATTAAGTTTCAAGCCGATGTCCAGGACTACGTCGATATGTCTATCAGCAGCACTATTAATCTTCCAGAGTGGGGCAGCAAGACCAACAATCCGGATACAGTAAAAGATTTCGCCAACACACTGGCAAAATATGCACACCGGTTACGTGGTTTCACTTGCTACCCAGATGGAGCACGAGGTGGTCAACCGCTTACTCCAGTATCTTATAATGAAGCAGTAGATAAACTTGGTGAGGAATTTGAAGAACATGTTACGACGCATGACATCTGTGACATTACAGCAGGAGGGACTTGTGGTGCGTAAAAAATGGCCTTATCCGATGTCGGATATTGTCCAGCAAGGTCGGGAGGGGTTTCGAAAGAACGGTCGGAACCCCTACCCGGTCCTCTCTGACCGAGCTAGAGAATGGGAGCGAGGTTACAACCAAGCCTACTATGAAAACTTAGCAAGACTGGAGAATGTAAATGCCGTTTGATTCTGGAGACTACGAAGCAAATAAAGAGAAGAAACGCGCACAGCAGAAAGCATACCGAGAAGCAAATAAAGAGAGGATACGTGCAAGGGAAAAAGCATACTATGAAGCAAATAAAGAGAAGGAACTTGCGCGGCAGAAAGCATACAGAGAAGCGAATAAAGAGAAGCTAGCTGCATATGATAAAGCACGCTATGAAGCAAATAAAGAGAAGGTACTTGCAAGGTATAAAGCATACAGAAAAGCAAATACAGAGAAACAGATGTTCCTTGCCGCGCGTCACCGTGCAAAGAGAAATAATATACCCTTTAATCTAACCGAGGACTACCTGAAAAGTATCTACCCTTCTGATATGATTTGCCCGGTGTTAGGTTTTGAAATGTCAGTGGGGTTAGATGAAAATGGGTCGATGAATACTTCTCCATCTTTGGACAGGATCATTCCTGAAAAAGGGTATGTACCGGGTAACGTAGTAGTTGTATCAATGCGAGCTAATTCAATAAAAACTAATGCAACACCAGAAGAGATTCGAAAGGTTGCGGATTTTTACGAGAAAGTGTTTGACCAGCTAGACGATGGACAACTAGAACTGGACTTTACGAATGAAAGCTGAACTAGTAGATTGTATGGGTACTGACTTGACGGTGGTTAATGCCGCTAGAGTTAGCTTTAATAAGGAGTCTCATTTCAAATACACTGAAATGGGTGAGCATCTAGAAGATCGAGATGTTAAACTTATTAAATATCTAGCTGACAATAAGCACTTCACACCATTCACGCATTGTACTATCACTATGCGAGAGAAGGTGCCTATCTTTGTAGCTCGACAACGATTCAAACACCAGATCGGATTCAGTTATAATGAAGTGAGCAGACGGTACGTTGACGATGAC